ATAAACCTAGTGTAGTGTCCATAAAATAACTCCAATTAATACAATCCAAAAAACAAGACAAGCGATAAAGCATTTAAGTATTGGGTGCATTATTTCTCCTTTATCTTGTTTGGATAATAATATAATTATACTATGCAGTCAACAACTAACTCACAATGCCGTCAATGATACTGGTTGAGTAACAACGGCAGTTGATGGCAGTGGAAGGGAGCTGCCAAATTCCGTCCAACTTTAATCCTTTATCAATATCAAATATCTCGCCATCGGCTTTAACGTGGCTCTGTCTCGGTTCTTTCCCAGCATGACTATGGCGCCACACGGCCTTCGTAATCCCCAATTCCTTCCGTCTAGCCTGTTCAATGACAGCATTAGCCTTTGCACCTTGGTCACGCGCAATCAATTCCGCTCTATTCTTTGTCACGCCATAAGCATGTTGTAGTTCTTTGGATAGTGTGCCTAAATCAAAACCACCCTTAACACTCGCCCACACGGATTGTTCAACCTTGCCTAAATACTGCACCCCGATAGATTTGATCAAGCCAACATTTTCACCCATGGCAGCCTTGAGCATCTCCTCTGTATAAGGTGACATTTGCAGCCTTACAGTAAACCCTACTTTGCGTAGGTGCTTCTTGAGTTGATTGTCGTAGTTATGCACCGTTTTGGTCACAAACAGGTCGGCAATCTGGTCTGATAGCGAATTGAGTTTATTAGTCCATTTGCCTAGCAGATAATCCATCGAGTGACCAAGCCAATCACTGAATCCATCCATAGCAACGGCATTCGACTGGGCTCTGTAGTTCGCCATAATGTCGGCTTTAACTTCGGCCTGCATCTCATCAATGAGTTTCATTAACTCGCGCTTGTACCATCGCTCAATACCTAAATTCGGATAGATGGGCGGTAACGTGGTGGGCTTTTTTCTTTTCATGGTTAGACTTGGAATAAATAAAAATATTGTAGCATTAAAAAACCCTGCACGGAGCAGGGCTTTGAATATGGCGGAGGGTAAAGGAATCGAACCTAGATAATACGGTATAGAAAACCGATACATTGTCCATTATGTTATAGACGCAAAACTGGTGAGTCCCGCAGGATTCGAACCTGTCTGTCTTCCCGTTATGAGCGGGGCGCTTTTACCACTTAAGCTAGAGACCCATAAACCCACGTTTACGGTGGGCTTGTTATAGCTTTAGTAGAGTGAACTTCGATGAAAGAACCTTTACTGTGGTGTGAAGTGTCTTACCGTTTCTTACCACAAACTAACACTGCCCATTCACTCTCTAAAATTACCTGTCTTTCCAAGCTGTCATCTAGTTGCCCCAATGTGTCTGCACAGTGATCGGGATTAGAATTTTATAAGTGAAGAATTGACCTTGCGTACCAGTAGCAAGTTTCCAGCCATAGGCGTGTGACGACGCCTCGTTTTACCCTTCTGCTAAATCTATGGGCTGCCGTTCCATCCACCGAATCCATAGTCATTATGGGTATCACTCTCAAAAGAGCCAATTAAGGGAGGCAGTCTCGCTATCTCGTTTAGCTATATCGTTACGCGGTCTCACCGAACGAAGTCTGGTTTGGATGATTAACCTATTTGTCGATAGATATGTCAATCCTTCCTTGTAAAATTGCCTTCTTTCAGGCTGTCATCAACTTCCTAAGGATTTAAAGTGGTTTAGGTAATTGAACAATTCCCCACTTGTTACATTGGTTGGCAACGTGCGAATAGTTGCTTTACAGATATTCTTTATGAATAGGGGGTTTAACACTATACCAACCTGCAACCCACCGTATCGCCTACGGATTCAACCAATAACAGAATAATACTACTCTACTGCCTCATCCGTCAAGTCAAAATCCATCTGTTCAGGAACTTTTTTAGGGTCGATAAATCCATAGCCTGAACCGACATCATTATTTAAACGTGAACGCTCATCTTCTTGGGACAATACGCCTGCTTCGATTAACGCGCCTGCGGTCTGTGCTTTCTTGAGGTTGACGTCTGCCTGTTCGTTGTCGTCCATTTGTTTCAGTGAAGCGAACTCAAATACAATGTTATTGTCAATCTCACCAAACAATGACATTTGCACCAGTCGCAGAATCTTCATAATTTGCGGAAGGATAAAGGCATTCTGTAGTGAACTAATCCAATCGTTATACACGCGGATTTCGCCATCGCTGCTTGCGTTAAGCCCCGATGGTGTAATCCCTGTCAGCTTCACTAATGGCGTATGAGAAGGCATTGCCATGAGTTCCTGAGACTTAGCCCACAGGTCAACGAGTCCGGTCAAAGGCGTATTGATCTGAACTAAATCCTCGCCTGTCATATCCATGAGCAACATATTCAAGTTGTCGCGAAAAGCCCCCATCATTTGCGCACGAGCAAGCAGTTGACTTGCACCTTCTTCACCACCTTGCAAGATGGTTTCCATGTTGGTCTTGAGGGCGGTCAAAGAGAACTTGCTGATTAGATCACTGATTGAATCGGTATCACGTTGGAATCGTTCAACATACGGCTTCATGATTTGCAGCCATGAGATACCACCGAAGTTGTATGCAGGCTTTAAAAGATCGGGTACAGGTCGAGTAACCAAAGTCATTAAGCGGTCTTGATGAATATTCACGCCCTGGACAAACCAGTTATTCACTTTGTAGAAATCGAACTCTAATGGATTGCTCGCATTGAACGCAGCAGGGGAGCTATGGATCGGCTCTATTAAAACAAATCCCTCTAAGCTGCCTTTTGGCACATTATCATAAACCAGTGGCAAGTCTGTCTTGTCATCCTGTCCTTTAATTTTAATGAACAAGTGCGACATACCGAAAAGCCCTTCATTCTCGATATGTTTACGCATGATATTACGTACATCAAGCCGTTCAAATTCTTCTGTGATTTGCTGGATCTTGTCTGCGCTATCCTCTGCGCCATCGCCTTTCATGACAACGCTGCCCCATTCGCGTGTCATTTCTAAAGCATTGGTTTCGGGTACGTTGCGATAATCTCCACTCTGCGCCATAAGGGTTAATGTTGGATAACCGATAAAACCCGCATAAAACATTGGGTCGGCATTTGCATAGGACGAAATGCCGTTGCATGAGTCCATCGCAACAGGTGCAGTTTTAACACCTTGCGGCAATACGCCTGCAATCGGTTGGTGAGCCGTATATTGCTTAGGCATGTTTGTTTTTTGCATACGTTGAGTGAGCGCGTGTTGCCCTTCCAGGATTTGCGTTTGACGCTCTAACGCTTCGATTTCACGTTGGCGTAGGGTTTTCTTTTTCATTGATTAATCCTGTGGTAATGGTGTCATACAAAGCATTGACATGGCTTCGCTAATTAGTGCTTCTTTGCTGTTACCGATTATAGCTATATTGCACCAAGTATTATCAGCCCATACCTGTTTAATTCCACTACCTATTTTATAGTAATTCCCTGACTGCCAGTGGGTTGCCCCTTTTGGCTTGTATTTTAGTATTTGCTCGTACATTAAAATAATCCTTTGAGGGCATCGGGTCTAATGTTAAGCCCTGAGTTAATTGGTGCATAGGCCATTATGAAGCTATCGGCAATGTTTGGCGAAATCACGCATAGGGATGGATAATTCCATCTTGAGCTTTTCAAGGTTTGGCGTTTTAGAGCTGATTGAGATTAATTCATCTAACTGATAAGGCGGTGGCGTTTCACCGTTCTTAATTGCGTTCACAACCTGATAGGTCAAGCGGAAACGATCCGCAACGCACCACCATGATTGCGATTTCAGGTTAGTGAAGAAATCCTTATTCTTGATTCCTGCGGCACGTTCGTATAATGCTTCTGGTTTGACCACTGCCGCGCCTGCATTGAACTTGGCATGTTTAACGCTGCATTTATTGGTTTGGTTTAGTTCATTGAATTTAGCACCACATCCCGCACCCACGCCAATCGAGTCGTAAATCACAGTTGCACCCAATTCACGCGCTTTGTGATGAACTCGTGTACAGGATTTAAGGAGTTCATCCTCTTTACCGCTCCACTCGTCAGTCCAGTACGTAACAATGCCTTTCCTGTGCGTTGTAGCGTTCTTGTCTGCCCCGCTATCAGCAACGTCGTAACCAAGTATGTTTTTACCGTCATCGGGCAAATTCAGCAGTATATGAGCATCTATGGCAGCATTAACCCATGACGCTTTGATGATGCTCGAGTCATCGTCAGAGCCAGGTATTCCCAAATAGATTCGATCAAATGTATCGGGGTGCTTAATTCGATGGTTTTCGATCACCTTCCGAGCTGTGCTAGACAAGAAAGGGTTTTCATCAAAGTTAATTAAGCGAACTAGGGTGTCGGAAGGTGGGTCAGCAACAAAGTTGCGCCAAACGAAATCAGATACCAGGTTAGGGTTAAATAGCAACCAACACTCTGAACCCTCTTTACGAATAGTAGGCTCTAACACCTCCCACTGTGTTTCAGTCAGGGCGTGACTTTCCTCACTCCAGAGAATATCAATAGATTCGATAGACTTGATTTCCGAGATATGCCGCCATAAGCCATAGAACATAAATTCAGAGCCGGTGACTTTATTGATGATCTTGTTGTCAAGAATTCGGAAATTGTCAGTCAGGCCAAACCGTTCAATCTGGATTTTCAGCAAAGAGTAAACAGACTCATCAATCTTGTTCTGTAATTGACGGACACAAAGAAATCTCAGCTTGTATTTATTTGCTAAGAAAACCGCCATACCTGCCGCGTCCCAACTTTTCGATGACATCCGACCACCCATCAATATTTTATTGCGGGCTTTGGTTGTCCAGAACGGACGCAGTGCAGGGTTAAGACTCGGCTTTGGTGTCTGCATAGAAGTCATTTAAATCTTTACCAATGGTTACTGAGTTAGAGATTTCTTGCTTGTCTACATGGCCATCTAATCGCGCTACAAGGCTCGCATTGATTTCCCCTGTCATAGCAAGGTCAGCGTTCCAATGCTTGATATACGTCATCGCATCGCTGTAGATAGTCGAAAACTCAGGACGTGCAGCATAATCTTTCAGGGTTGTAAGTCCGATCCCCATGTGTGCAGCTAAACCAAATTGAGTCATTCCTCTTGTATGAGGAACTTTCAGATATGAGATTTCACCTTGAAAGGACGCGGTGATTGTTTTCATCACTGGATTTACTTTTACCCAATCGAAGTATTCTTGCGTTAATTCTTTAAAGGTTTCAGGTGAATCTATAAGTCTATTTCTTCCTCCAAATCCCATCTATTTTCTCCTAAATTTCTCTTAAATCTAATGCGTTGTATACGAGTATTTTACTATATATCTGATAGTAATTGTATTAATAGATAAAAGCGAATTTATAGTGAATTTATAGTGAATCTCGCTATATATCTACTGTATATTTTTTATACGATTTCTTTAAGATTTTAAGATAATATACGTAAAACTTACTATATTTCTTATACCAGAAAAGCATTAGGTATATAAGAACAAGTACCGAAGTGGTACTATTTACCAATATTAAGAAAAATTCGTATTAACTTAAAAGTGTATGTTACAATCTTTAAAACAGAGAGGAATTACCCATGATCAAATTATCAAAAGAAACCATCTCACTATTCACTGATAATGAAATTCAAGCTCAGTACATTCAAAGCCGAATGATTGAATTAAAAAGCATGATCAGAAAAACATGCAAGCGCACAGGTTTAACCATTGCTCAAGTTAGTGAGATTGTGTCATGGAAGAAAAGCAAAACCTATCTCACCCACCTGACAAGTTACAGACGCTTTAGAGATAAAGGTGATTTGCGTTTATCTGACTTAGATAATCTTGCTAAAAAAATGGTTGCAATCCCAACTAAACAATAGTATTATTCTACTATTAACAACAAGGGGAATTGAGATGAAAGTAAAAATGTATAAAGCCATAGATTCAATTGACGAGAACGAATCATTATTCGCTGTGTGTGGCGACAAAATGGCTGTTTCAACTTATTTTGGTGAAAATGATCCGTGGTTATCTAAAGCCAAGTTCGGGGATTTTGATTATAAAGATATTGAAGACCTTAATGAGTCAAGAATGATAAATCCTGTATTGGTTTGGGAGAACTAAAAATGAACTACAAAGAAAACCCAATAGCAACAACATTGGCTTGCATGGCACTTGGTTTGGTTTTTGGAGGGTTAATCGGATGGTGTATTTAGCAGTAGCTCTATTTTGCGCTGTAATCGCGCTAGAGGTGGGTTTGCGTATCAGACGCAATAACTATGTGTCTCGCAAAGAAATTGACCAAATACGAGCAATGAGGGGGTTTTAAGATGAACATCGAGAAAGAAAGAGAAGCGTTTAATAAAGAATTTGGTATTAATGACGCTGATACATTTCCGGCTTTTAGTGGTGGAATTGAAAGTAGTGCGGTATTGAAATGTAACTGGCTTGGGTGGAAAAAACGAGCAGAACTCGAATGCAAGGAAAATCCTGAAACTATAGAAATTGATGGTCTAAAAACGATTCATAAGCTTTGCAAGTTTGGTGCAGATCACAACATGGAAGGTTGCTCATTTACTGAAATTGTTGAGCGCATGTTTGATGAGTTAGCCAAAGCTCAAGCGGTGCAGGAAGGGTTTGTTTTACTACCCTTGGTGGCAACAAAACAAATGGTGAATGCTGGCTATGAGGCGCACGATGGTTTCTTTACAAATGGTCAAGTGCAAGACGTCTACCAAGCCATGATCGAAGCACAGGAGCAAAACCAATGACCCACATCCACCTAAGCGCAGTCATCGTAGTGGCGTTAATGATTGCTCTTCCGACTGGCTGCATTTACAACAACGCCGAACGCCAAGCCAAAGACATTAAAGCCTGCGAGTCAGTAGGTGCAAGATGGCAGTATTCGAGTTTAACTAAGCAAGTGAATTGTGTGCCGAACCGTCAAAAATGGGATAATCAGGAATGAATAAATTAGAACCGATGGAAGTTATTCGTACTGAAATGGGCACTTGGACTCACCCTGAATATGCAAAGTATTTGGCTGAAAAATTTGATGATGCTGAATGGATTGATCAAAAAGATTGGGATAATTTCAGAAAAGAATCAAACATAGATACCGTCACATTTTGGATGGAAAGCACTATTAATTCCGATGATTGGGAAATCATGATGGATGCAGGCGACATCACAAAATGGGATCCAATTGCGCCAAATGGGTTTTTCTTAGTTGATATTAACTTTAGCGAAGATGACGCTTATGCAATTTTCGCTCGAAACAACCGCAATAGTGAGCTAACTTAATGAATCAAATTAAACAAAAAATCGAAGAAATCGGGTTAAGCCAACGTGAAATTTCGGTGCGATTAGGTAAAAATCCATCCTACCTTGCAGGGGTATTTCGCTCAGGTTTAAGCACAGCAAAGCAAGCTGAGTTGATGGGTGATCTCGAAATTGTAGCGGGTGGTGGCACTGTGCAGAGTGATGATGAGATTATTGCTGAGTTGTCACAGAAGTTGGCGGATTGTCAGAATGCAGGAATTAAGGCACTAGAGAGTTATGGAATAGTTCAAAAACAACTAACCCAAACGCAAAAATACTTGATGGTCGCAAATCAAAATTGTGAATTGTTTGAAACAAAATACAGAAAGATAGCTTTATTAAATTGGGCTGGGCTTTATGTACTGCATTGGTTGCAGTCTTGATTTTATGGGTGTTAGCATGATTTTAAAAGAAAGCGATTTACCCGATGATATTATTCAAAGTTTAGGAGAGGTTTCATTGATTTGGTGGGGTGTTATAAATGGTTTGTAAGTACTGTGATGATGGTGTGGGTAAAACGAGATTCCCTTATTACGGGGTTGCTCCACACAATTGTTTTTACAAGATAGGCAAGAAGATAGGTCAATCTGAAATACTGCCTGAATCAGAGTTTCCTAAGAATTTTGAAATAGATGGGGAGTGGTCTGAACATTCATGCTGTGGGGTGTATACCCACTGTTTAGAATGTGGGGATAAGAATTTTTAGCGTATAATAACCCTCATCATGAGGGTTTTTTAATGAATAGAAAAGTCATACGAGTCACAATCCGAATAAACGGTCAAGAACAGATTTGCACAAGCGAGAACGAGTATAACCAATTGCAGTCCACTGGCTTGCGTGTCCTGTGCAATATCATTAACGGTAATGGTGCTGTATCCCCTACCGCAAATATTAAGCTGTACGGCCTTGCCTTAAAGACAATGCTCAAACTTATGCGTATTCAATGGA